TCTCGCATCTGTGCATTTTTGCGTCTTTCCCATTCCCTATGTACCTGGTTGAAGTGTTCTCGGTCACGCTTTTGTGAGATTGCATAATCTTTAGCAGAACATTCAAGGCACTGTCTTTCATCGCCCCATAGCTTTTCTTTGCCACATCTAGGGCATATTCCGTTTGCTCTCCTATCATCCCTTCGTTTCTTCAGCTTTGCGTTTCTAATATCCCTACACTTCTTGCAACTGTAATGGTCGCCTTTATCACCACCGCAATATGGACATAAGCCTTCAGCCATATATCTCATCATCTTGCTACTCATTCGCCACCAATCTCTTCTGATTAACGCCCTCAATCACTGTCCTGATTGTCGTAGGCATTGCCTGAAGTTCCCTTTCTCTCTTGCACTCGGTCTCATAACTCTTTTTGAAGTTGGATGCTATCACTGTTTCCACTTCCGCTTCATCCGTCATAGACCAATGGTATAAGTTTTCTGCGGATCCAACCGCCTTCTGAACTGTCGGCGGAAGTTTGTCATACTCGCCCTTTGAGTTGTAATATCCGTTTCTTAAAGCCTTGCTTACTAACGACCACGCTTCCATTGCATTCATCTGTGCAGGATTCTTCAACTCGTTGTACTTGGCTATAAGCTGCCCGATTGCCGGAGCAAAACCGCTTGTGTCTGTTGTGATGTACGACTGTAATGCCATACTCATTCCTTTGTAGTCATAATCAATAAGCAATGTAGACCACACATCCACCGTCTCGGTTAGATCCTTCGGGTTATAGTTTGGATATGATGCTGTTAGTGCTCTTATAATTTGCTTCGTCTCGTCTCTTGTCATATATTGTCCCAGTTCACCTTTCTGTTTTTATTACCACCGTTAAATGGCTTGTCATTGTTCCACTTACGTTCATTACGTTCCCAATTCCTGACCGCAGCTTTCCAATCCTTCATTTTTGTCTTTCCGCCTACTAACCAACCGTTTGAAGTAAAATGATCAAAGAATGCTTCAGGATCTATGCTGATGTTATTCTCGTAAACATAAGCACTAACATCTTCGAGTGTTGGTGGTGTGAATTTCACCCTAATACTCTTATTTTCATTATTATCCTTATTATCATTATTCTTGTTATTATCATTATTGTATGTAGGTCGAGTGTTCGTACCCTGTTCGGTCGTCTGTTCGTACCCTGTTCGGTCGTTGGGTAGGTCATTAGGTGCGTCAACAGTTCGCCCCTCACCTTGATAAAACCCATAGTTTACAATGGTTAGAGTTGTGCCGTGGGCTGTACCCTCATAAGTAATCATTCCGTCACTCTTCAACAACTCCAAAAACCGTCTTACTTTCTTCTCGCTCCACTTCCATCTTTGAGATAATTTCAAGATACTTGTGTGAAGCTGACCGCTTTGGATAGTCACTAAAGAATTGCCTATCCTCTTTTTGAAGTCATTGTGAGTTGCACTCAAGAGAATATCCACCCACGCTTGTCCTCTGGTAAAAGGTTCGCCGTTCCATATCCAACATTCTTGGAGTTTTCTATGTATACTGATCCAACCTTCTGCCATCTACCAATCCATCTCCTTGTTAATCTTGTATTCCTTGTTGATTCTGTCTTCCATCTCAATCTCTTCCATAGTCTGAAGGGAATGGATGTGACCCTGAATAACATTGAATAGTTCCATCAGTGATCCACCATCTTTTGTAAAAACATTTGTTACATCATCAAAAGCCTTTGCTTTATATGCTTTAATATCAATCATCCCACTTCTCCATTTCTGTAATGCTCGATGGCATCACCGCAAATGTATATATGTTTTTGCCAATTCTTGTGGCAAACTCAAAACTTCCACGCTTTGTCACCTTCTGGAACTTGCCGGTACACACATAACCGTCCTTCAATCTGAAGATGCAATTATCTCCTGGTCTTAATAAACTTCCATCATCCAACTCGATCCTTGTCACAACCTCTTTTGTAATTGTCATCATATTTACTCCTTCCTTAATGTGTATCTGCTGAACGCTATCTTCTTGCCATAACGGTTCAGCTTCTTAATAGTTGTCTTGTCAAAGCTATATCCCTGCTCTTTAAGTTCATAGATTCTTGTTGCTAACTGTGTAACACCCAAGTCCATATAGGCTTCCATACTTGTAATGCCACCAAAATCCTTAATGTACTGTAATATCGCTTGCTTCTGTGTCATTCTTTCACCTCTTCTATCTCTACTTCTATCCTTGTCTGACTGTCGTAAAAAAACTCGTGTGTAGTATTCTTGACTATCTTTGGGTTATCATCAGGAATTATCTTTGTCTTAACCAAGGCATCCTCAATCACTTTGTCTGCCATAGAGAAGATATTCATAACATCCCTTTTTTGCCCCTTAATAGGCTCGTAAAACCTATAGTGGATAATTATGGGTGGATTTATCTTTACACCCCTTAAGCCCTTCCTAATGGAAGCGATAGCCACATTCATGCACTTATCTTTCATACGTCCACCGGCTAATGGGTTTCTTCCACACTCATGTAAGTAGTCATTGAGCGATGGAAAACACTTGTCTTTGAAGTATGTTCCTGCTATCACAAACTTATAAGTACGAAATTCCGTATCGCTTCCTGAAACATTCTCTTGCTTCATCCTCTGTCATCCCTTCTGCTACTTTCTTTTTCTCAAAAGCCAACTGTCCACATATCCTTGATAGTTCTTTGGTTACAAGTCCTGCGTGCAACTCATCATGGCAACTCATACAGATAGGTATTGTCAGCTCATCCTCGTCTGCTAACCTTCTGTAACCTTTACCGAATACAAGGTGATGCTCATTGACATTGGGCCTTCCACAAATAATGCAATAGTCGGTATACTTCGTTATCATTCGTCACCCCATATCAGTTCATTAAAATGAATAGGCTTCAGGATCTTCTTTGTCGCCTTGCAATAATCACAACGTTCACACCTTACTGGCTCATATTCTCCGTTGCGGATTGCCAGGTAACTAGGCATATTCATCTCAATCTCATTCAGTGCATTGTCCAAATCTGCCTGTGACATTCCTATCAACTCAATTTCTGGATTGTCCGACTTTGATACAACAGGAATAAGACAAGGTAACTTCTCTCCTGTATTGATCTCAACAATCTTCTGATAGAGTGCTAACTGTCCTGTATAGAAGTAGGCTTCCACAAATGACATATAACTGCCTATGTCCGGCATTCTCCATGCCCTATGAATATCCGCACAAGTCTTAATGTCTGATATGAAATGCCCCGGATTGTAAACATCCAACTTACACTTCCACTCGGCTCCTGCCCAATACCCTGTGAATATCTTCTGCTTCTCACCCTGTACCGCAGCTTGCCACTTCTCATCTTCCAATGTTCGGGCTATCATCTTCTCCGCTTGCTTGAATGGAGCTTTTAATTCTCCCTTCTGTGTAAAGCATTCAGGATTATCTTTCTTGAACTTATCAAGCGTGCCTTCATAAAACGAGTCGAAAAAACTTCCTACAAGTAAAGCTGTTGTCTTATTATCTTCTTCCCAAAGACCGTCTTTTATTGCCTTATACTTCGCTTCACATCCTCTTATAAAGCCATGGCCTACGCACTGAAGGTAATCGTGGAAAGAACAATAGCGGTCGGATGCTGCTTTGCTATAATAGTTGTCTGCCGTTAAAACAAAATCTTCCATTTATTCGCCCCCTTGTAAGAACTCGGGTAAATCGTCCTCAACTTCTTCCGGCTCAATAACCGTTGACTCAACTACAACATCAGGTGCCTGTTCGAAAGGATCTACAACTTCCACATCTTTGCTCTTTGTAATGAAGTTCATATCCGACTCTTCTTCCCAAGTCTTCCTTGCGTCATAGTTCTCAAAGTCAAGTTCAACTGTCTTCAATGCTCGTCTGATGCAAGTCTTCAGCATCATCTGGTCAAAGCTCTTTGTCCATGCTTTACTGTTCTTTGCGTTGGAATAGTTATTGCGAACATCCTGAACTTCTTTGGTGCTCATACGCTCAAAGGTGATGCCACCATCCTCATACTCAATCTTGCAGAAGACACCCATAATCTCTGCATCACTGAATAACTTTGGCTTAAAGCAAACAATAGGCTTGTTGTCCTTAATCTCATAATTGATAAGGTCGCCTTCACGAACTATGTCAGCCTGAATATCCTTAATAGGACGGATGCTATAGGCCTTTGCTATCTTCATCATTCCTCGATAGTCAATCTGAAACTGTACTGTTCCACCGTAAGGAATTAAATAGAACTCCTTGTTTGAATAATCGAGGTTGAGCATTGCTCCCTTGACAACTCCCAAAAGCAACTGTGATCTGTTGACTTTAAGTAACTCCGGCTTATCATTGAGTACAGCCAAAGTATTCTGAACAAATCGCTCCTGATTGAAGTCTTTGGGTAACGCATCCTTAATGCTTACAAGTTTGTCTGTCAGCATATTGCTGAAAGATACTTTTATTTCATTCTCTGCCATACACTTTTCCTTTCTTCTTTCTTACACTTCCGTAATCTGCTCTTACTTTCTTGTCTGTCTTTTCTGTCTGCCTATAGACATCCAACTTCTGCCTATAGTCAATGTATTTAAGGCACTCGCTATGGCATCCGACAAACCGATTGTCACAATTCTTACAAGGCCCTTTGATTATCAATCCCCCTGGTCTATCCATCTTGACTCTCCATTTCTGTCTGTGCTAATATCAACTTGACACCATTCCTTTCGGTGTCGCTTGCTTGTGCAGGGGTAATCGGTAACGGTTGCCCCTTTGTTGTTATTGACCGGAAGGCTTTGCATACCGCTTCAAGGTCGTCAAGGTTCGTGAACATATTTTCTTTCTCTGCCGTTTCTATAACGGAATAGATCTGCTGAACCATGTCGCAGCACTTTCTCTGTCGCCTATCCAATTCAAGTTCAAGCAATTCAGTAGGAATTGTGCGGATAACCATCTCCTGCTCAAGCTGATTGAAGTTTTTTATCAACTTCCAAAACTCTTTGTAATGAGGTCTTGTTAAATCATTTATTATGACTTCGCTCAAGTTCTTCACTCCTTTCCAATATGCTCTGTGCATAACTACTCACTATGCCGTGTGCCTGATTGTAGTCAGCGTTGCGTCCGTTGTAGGTATCAAGAACCCATGCAACATCTTCATTCTGTTCAAATAGGGTAAGCAAATAATCCGTACCGACTTCCACATTCTCAATCACATCAAAGGGATTGTTAATATCGTGATAGTTGGTATTGAGTTGCATTACACCCTTACAACTTCCATTCTGTGCATCAGCGTTGTAGTGACTTTCCTTTTCCATAATCGCCAAGACAAGTTCATAAGATATATGCTTTCTCTCGCATATCTCCTTAATCTGCATCTGTATTTCAGGTTCTAACGGAAGGTCTTCGTCAATGATTGAGTCGTAATAACCTGGTACAAAATCGGATCCGTTGTCTTCACCGAACACTTCTGTATATGTATCTTTGTTTTCTGTGACTATGTATTTGGAATAATCAATGTAGTTTTCTGCTTCTGCTTTTTCGGGAACTAACATCAATGCAAGTCCTATTCCCATAGCAAATATCAGAAATGCACCACCTGTTCCCCTGTACTCTCTAGGTGCAATGTCAAGCTCTGTGGCTATCTTCCCTGCCAAAAATCTTGAAGGGTTCCTGCTTGTGTCTTTTTCAAAGTTGTAGATACTCTGAATTGACACGTTCAATGCTTCCGCAAGGTCTTTCAGTGTCTTGTCCTGCTCGTCCAGTTTCTTGTGCATCACGGCACAGAACCGCTTATGCTCATTGGCATTCAGTTTGATTTCTTTGTATCTCATCTCCTCATAGCCCTCACAATCTCTTCATCAGACAACTCGCAAACTTCTATGACAGTCAGAAGGTCTTCATAGGTAAATGAATTGTTCTGTATCTTGTAATAGAAGTTCTGTCGAGATATACCCAACGCTGAAGCCAATTCGTTAGCCGTTACATCAGCATCAATCATCCAGTGCTTGACTACCTTGCCAACGTATTTGTGTTTCAAAGCCTTAACTCGTGGCATCTTCTTCTCCTTTCATGTATTCCGCAAAGTCAAATATCGCTAATCCCAACTCTGCAAGAGTCCTTGTTGCTTTCCATTCCTCAATACCTTTCTTGCTTTTGCTCCTGATAATCAAGAAGTCAAACAGTTCGGATATAGGCTTTGCTTTTACTTGCTCGTATACTTTTTCAAAATCTGTTTCTTTTGCCATATCAGCCACCTATCATTGCTATCTCTTTCGCCTGAATACATCTGTCTTTACAAGCCTTGTAGATGTCCTTGTAGTTCATATCCGCTTCGATACCGCTTCGTATCATCTGCAATATGAGGTTTTCAAAAATGGTTAGATTGTTGAGCTGATAAGTAGTTGCGTTATCTCTGCCTTTCACACCGCACATAGCATTAGCCAACTTTGAGTAGGTCATATACAACATATCTGCGTGTGTACTACCTTGTGCCTTTGCATAGCCGATAAGTTCCTGAATCACATCTGTCTCTTTACGGCGTATAAGTTTGCCTTGCTGTCTTGTCTCAATCCATTCCTGCGTGTGACGTTCTGCTATAAACTTCCTCATTTCAAAGAACTGTTTAACCAACTCGGCTTTAAAGTTCACAACTACATCAGTGTTTTTTAACAAGGTCACAAGGAATGTTGCTTGTGCTTCATTCAGCAAATAATATTCTTCAGGTCTTCCGCCTGAACTTTCTGCCTGATATGGGGCCGAAAGTCTACCGAACTCTTTCAATTTGTTTTTGTGCTTTCTTATGGACTCTTTGATTTTTCTATGAGCAACGCCAGTTCCTTTAGCAATTACCAATGAGTCTGTGAACACATCATCTTGTTTGAGATAAACTAAATCGTTCATATTTCTCCTTTCTGTGGACTTGTTGTATACTTTTGTCAACCTTTAGAGCAAAAAAATATCAGCCTTAACGTTGTCAGGGATTTTCAATAAGTCGCAAATGACATAGACTTCAGGTGCCCTGAAAGAGATAATTCCCTTGCACTTCTTATCAAATGCTTGTCGGGAAATTCCCAAAGTATCAACGATATAGCTAATACGCAAACCGCTTTTTGAGATATACTCTTTTAACAGCTCTGTATTTACATCTTGTGTTTTTACCATTGATTTCTCTCTCCTTTCTACAAGATTTAGTGGTTGTAGGTTTTTATCAACTACGCTCAATATACAACAGTTGCATTCTTTTGTCAACACTAAAGTTGAAAACTTTTTCAATTTCTTGTAAAATAGGATTGAAGGATGGTGATTATATGACTATTGGCGAAAGAATAAGGATTAAAAGAGTAGATTCAGATATGTCACAAACTGATTTAGCTAAAAAGGCCGGATATTATGATAAGACTGTAATAAGTAGAATGGAACACGCCGGCGATGATATTAGTATGAAGCAAGTTAAGCGAGTGGCAAAAGCGTTAGGTGTATCTCCTGCTTTCCTTATGGGATGGGAAGATGATATAACCACTGTGAAAACTGAAACATTAGTAAAACTTCTCCCTAATGCTACGTATATAGATAAAGATGGGAATAAAATTGAGTCGAGTTACCGTGACACTGAACAAGCTATGCGATTGTATCAGGCATACCTAAAGGCAATTCCTGAAGTTCAAAGTGCGGTTGAGCGTCTTCTAAAATCTGATTTATCTGATTCTTAACATCGTCTGATGCCATTATATAAAGTTGAATGAAGTCTAACAGTTCCATGAGATTTCTCCTTTCGTATATATGGTAGCAAAGATATAGTCCAATAAACAGTTCCACATACGCAAATCACTGTTCCAAATATGAAAGGGGAATATATGACAAACAGTAGAGACTTAATCCTAAAGCTAAAAGAAGTAAAGAAAAGAGACAATCTATCTCTTGCAATGATTGAAGAATTAACTGAAAAGAATGGTGAACACGTATCAAAGACCACACTATCAAGAGTATTCGCAGATGGTTCAGAAGATACCATATTCAAGTTCGAGAATACTTTGAAGCCTATAGCCAATGCAATACTGGATATAGATACCATTGAGGAAGATGATAGTCTTGATACTCAGGCTCTAAAGATAATGCTCAGATACAAAGCTAATAAGATAAAAGAACTTGAAGCCGAATTAGACCACGCAAAAGTTAAGTATCATGAGAAGCTCGATAAGGAACGTGAACAATACAGAAGAAGTATAGAATATCTCAAGAAGCAGATTGATATAAAAGACAAGCGGATTGATATATTGATGGACGCTGTATTCAAGAGGAGTGAAGTATGAATATTGAGAAACACGGCAATACATACAGAGTCAAAAAAATGTATAAAGGAACATTGTATCGTGTATCATTCGATCATAAGCCCACTGAAAGAGAAATAACTTTAGCAATGGCAGAGGTAATGAAGGAAGATAAACCCAAAGAGAAGGGAACCTTTGAGTCTTTTGCAAGGCGTTATGTAGATAGCAAGGACAAAATATTATCTCCGGCATCTATCAGAACATACAATATGTTGATTGACCGATTATCTGATGGCCTAAAAGCAACAAACATCTACGATATTACCCAGGAACAGATACAAAAAGAAATAAATAACTACTCAATAGACCATGCACCGAAAACTGTAAGAGCGTTGCATGGTTTTATTTCCTCTGTACTTAATATGTATCGACCTCAAATGACGCTTAAGACAGCCCTTCCTCGGCTCCAAAAGGAAAAAGGTTATCAACCTACCACTAAAGATATAAAAGCTGTTCTTGAAGCCGTTAGAGGGTCAGAATACAGTGTTCCATTTCAGTTAGGTATACTCGGTTTAAGAAGGGGAGAAATATGTGCCCTTACATTAGACGACTTAAAAGGCAACGAACTGACTATAAATAAGACTGTCGTGTATAACAAAGGATGGATGATTAAACAAGCTACCAAAACGGATGAGTCTAATAGGATTATATATGTTCCTGATAAGTTAGCTGATGAAATAAGAACCAAAGGTGTGATATATGACGGAGATCCAAAGAGACTCAACAAGCATTTACAAAGAATACAGACGCAATTAGATATTCCTACTTTTAGGTTCCATGATTTAAGACATTATTTTGCGTCCTACGCTTCTACTCTGGGAATACCTGAAGCGGATATTATGGCTATGGGTGGATGGAAGTCCGACCATGTATTCAAATCCATATATAGAGACTCTATGAATGAGTCAAGAAGACAGTCAATGCAGACAATCGGAAATTGTATCTTGTGATGGGACAATTTGGGACAAATTTTGGGACAAATTTTTGTCTTAAATTTCAAGAATGTGTCAAAACCGCCTTTCATAACACACGCTATAAACAGCATAAAATAGGCAATAAAAAGCCCCCGAACCTTGATAATTCGGGGGTTTTCTTATAGTAGCGAGAGAGAGACTTGAACTCTGTACTCAATCGCTAAAAAGCCTTTATTTACTAGGCTTGCGTCATTCGTGGGATAAATTTTGGGACAATTCACTTTTTGAACTCATCCTGTCTCGCTTTGATTTTCCTTGCCCACTTAATATGTCTATCGTGTAGATAGTCATACAATGTCTTCAAACTTCATACCTTTATGATATAGGGGAATATTGTTGTCAGAAATAACATAGAAGTGTCAATTTAGTATCATTTTGGACAACAAAAAAAGACCTACTCCGAAGAATAGGTCTTTTTATAATCTGAGGATACGAACACCCTCCAAACAAGTTGCTTTAATCTTAACACTTGCTCATTAAATTGTCAATGTTCACGCATACTATCCGCTTCGTCTGAACTGTGGATCTCTCTCCGAATGGATGTATTCATTTATGAGGTTGATTATTTCGCTATTGCTTTTATCTTCAAATGGATTTTTCATAGCACCTCACTTTAGTACGGATTTTTGGTCTTTTTATTTGCCTTTAAGACATCAAACCAATACCGCTTTTCATCTTGAGACATATAGTCTCGACTATTAAGGTAAGCTGTCAATTCCTTGTTGGAGATACCGTTTTCTCCGTCAAGGTTTGCATACTCTTTGTAGTTGTAATAATCCCATAACCCTTCAGGGCCTAGGTCTTTATAAACCTTATTTACCTTTGTGGCATTACTACTTCCATTCATTGAGTACAAAATTTCTCCTGCCATCTTCGGATCCACATTAGTCTGACGAAGAACAGGAATAACCTTGTCGTTTGTAAAGTCTCCCTTGTCAGAAGTACCATACTGTACCAAGTCAGCATACAGCTCATATCCCTTGTTACCATACTGTGACAACGTTTCTACCATCTTGTTATCGGGTAGATAATCGTAGGCTTCCTCTTTTGTCATATAGCCATTGTTCACCATATCGGTTAAGACTTTGAGGTTTTCTTCTTTTGATAAATCAGAAAAATCCTTGCCTTCGCCATTCTTCTTTGTGTACTGTTCTGACATATTGGACAGTATCTTCTTATCGATAAGCGAATTAACAGCACTGTTTATATCACCATTCTCATAATAATCAGCCGCAGCGTTCTTTGTGGCTTCCTTACCATAACTTCTCTTTATAATTTCTTTAGCCGTTGCGTAGGTATTCTTTAATACATCAACCTTATCTGCATCAGATAACGACTTAAAGTCTTTTGAGTTGATAATCTTTGAGCCAAGAGCGTCAACCGTTTCACCATACTGCTTCTTCATATCATAATAAGTATGAGAATTATAATTATCTCCTAGTAATTCTCTTGCTGTGGCTTTA